TATAGAGCAACCCCTGCCCGCCTGCATACAGTTGCAGGTGTTCTGCCGCTGTTAGTTCTCTGTCCCACATTCCAAAGCCCCAGATGTCGCCATTGTGATGCAGAGCCGTATTTCCTTGACCCCACGCTGGGGACCCAAGTACTATTGGTGCTGCACTGGCGTTCTGAGTAGATGCTGTTGCGTCAGTGCCAGCCAGAGAGCCGTTGATGTACACCTTGAGTGCTGCGTCTGTCCTGCTGAACGAAATGTGATACCACTGGCCTAGGCTAGAGGCCACCTCTATCGATCTGTCGGCGGACCCAAAGTCCCCTACGTGGATTTCCCCAGAGTTCCACCTAAATATCTGCCAGTTATCCCCAGTCGATGCGTCTCTCTGGTTTGCCACCCAGTTTCCGGTTGCCGCTGCACTATCAAATTTTGCCCATACGCTCACACTGTATTCGCTGGGAGGTGCTGGTATGTTTGCACCGTTGTTGATTGTGTGGTAGTTGGTTCCTGCCGTGCCGTAATCAACGCAAGGGCCTGACCTAGGCGACCCAGTCACATCTGTTGTGCCGCCACTCCTAGTCAAGACATCGGAACCACCGTTGTCGTCAGCGAGGGTTGCAGATGCTCCGTCATCAAGGTCTGACCAATAGGTCATGTCTGTGATCAGCCCGCATGTATTTGGTGCCCCTTCGATTCCTCGTGAAGTTGCAAGGTGTGTGATCTCCGCTTGTGTGAGGGGACGGTCGAAGACTCGGACATCGTCCATAAGCCCGTCGAGGTTTGCGTAAAGTGCAGTACCAGACTCATAGCAACCAAGAAGCACATCGTTAGTTAGAGGGCCAGTGATCGTAACAAACGTGCCAGTCTCTTGGAATACTTGGACCCCATTCATATACAGTGTCGAGGTGGTGTCATCGACCACCCAAGCAAAGTGAGTCCACTGGGATGCTGGCACGGCAGTAGAGGATGTTGTATTAGGGCTGTATGCCCCACCGCCTTTAGCCCTAAATGCCCTGAGATAACCGGTCGCCTCTTGGCTCAGAGTCGTTCCTTTGCCAGCACCGTCAGCGTTACCGCCTATAAAGGCTCTTTGCCCTGTTGCGTTCGACTTTACCCACACTGACTGAGAGAAACTGTTGGTCTCAGCAAGGAATGCAAAGTTTGCCTTCGGGACCCTGATGTATCTTGTGCCACCAAAACTATAAGCAAGGCTGCCACCGTTAGATGTGTCAGCAATTGTGGCCACACCGTTATTGTACACGCCATTATTCCCGTTTCCAGAAATATCATTAGGAGAGTTGTTAATGCTAGGACACAACCATAACTTCTCATCGCCCAACCCTTGTGGTGGTGATCCAGTGATGCCTCGTGCTTCTGCTAGGTGGGCTATTTCTGCTTGGTTGAGGACACGCTGGTAGTACCTGATGTCGTCTTGCTTTCCGTTGTAATCATTCGCAGACGATCCGTAGGAACCCAAAGTCAGAGAATCAAGAAGAGAAGCCATCACCGACTGGGTTCCAGTCGCCTCAGACACTCCATTGATAAACAGTTCCATTTCGCCAGAAACGCTATCCCATGTAGCAGCAACATGAAACCACGTCCCCGTTGACAAGGTTGACGTGGATGCGATAAACGTGCCAGCATTGGTTGCAGAGGCAGCCACTCGGAACTCTACAATGCCACCAAACAGTCTGACATAGAAGGATCGCCTGTTATTCACCCAGTCGTAACTACCCGACAAAGACCCGCTCACGACATCCGCATTAAACCAACCAGACATCGAGAATGACGTGTTTGTTATCGGGAATCCGCAGTCAATGTAGTCATCTGTACCATCAAAATCAAAAGCAAACGCACCGCCAGCCGAGGTGTCTGCAACTGTGGCAAGTCCACCGAACGCAGTTCCATTGTTGGCCTGATCGCTCAGGTCATTGAATGGATTTACGTTATCGAGCGTAGGGCATAACCACAGTTTTTCATCACCGAGTCCAGTAGGCATCGCTTTGATCTTTCTCTAAGGGGAGTTCTAAACTGACCAGTTACTTGACATGGCTTGCAGTGCTGCAATCCACGAAGCGTCAGTCATGTCCTTAGCAGAGTACAGTGGCGCGATGTGCTGGTTGTACAACTCGTCGTAATTCCTCTTTGCGGCATTTTGCTTTGCCAAATATTCAGCCTCTGCTTCACGCTCTGCCTGTTGAGCTTCGTACTCTTCCCTTGCTTCGATTATGTCGCCTTCGGTTGCTTCAGCTCTTCCACCCGCTGAATCAAGCAACGACTGCGCGACAACTTGCAGGTTTGCGTCCATCCCAGCAGTAACGCTCGCCCATTGAAGACTGCGAGGGTAACTGTCGGTTGAAACAGTTTCACCACTTCCGAAAACGTGCGAAATGAACCAACCCAAAAGCGACTTTGCCTCGCCCTGCGGCAGTCCGCTGTAATGGTCGATCAGTGATCCGGCCCGCGTCCCTGCGACCGGGTCTTCAACCACTGCGCCCGCTTCTTGAAGGATCACTCTTGCGTCACTACATGGCATCGCCTGCATAGTTCGCACTGAAAGGTGTTGAGCGATCACAGCGTCAGAAACGCCAGCTTCTTCAAGTTCTTTTACGTCAGCCAGGTAATCAATCACGTTCGTTTCCTCGTTGTTTAAGTTCGTCGACATTGGTGCCGGCTTGTTGTGCTAATTGTCGCCAAAGTGCTAGCCTGTCGTCTTCGCAGTCTTTCAGCTTTGTTTCGATCATGGCGAGGTGCTTTTGAATCTGCCGCCAAAGGACGCCGACTGCGCCGCCCATTGCAGTCAGTGCAGTAACAAGCACGCCAAGCGTTGTTGGGTCTGGTGTAGTCATCTGTTCGCCTTAACCGATGTCCTTAGCCATCGGTAAAAATCGTTCTTTTCGTTGTACCCTGTACGCGTGGCGATGTTTTCGCCTCCGACGTACACGTCAAACGCAGGCGTGCCGCGAGGGTCTGGCGGGCGTTTCACCATCAGCCATCCAACCGCTTCGAGTTCCGGCACAATGCGAGCAAAAGCCAAGCAAGGTTTGCACCCTGCCTGGCTTGTGTAATGAATTGCCGACTTTGGGGCCGGCTTGCTCTCGACCTCAACTTTTTCGTTTTGGATTTGCTGCTTTGCTTGCTGCTCTGCACTCTTCGCCAGTGCTATCGTTGCAAGGATGACGCACAACGCAGCACCGTAGATAACTGCATCAAAAAACCTACTCATCTGCGGTCACCTCCGCTGCTCTCACTGCGATGTACTCATGAGCCACTGCCTTGGCCCCAAACAACTGCGTGCGACCTTTGTTTTTCCATTTGTCCGACCAACTGTTGACGATCTCAACGCCCCACTCGCCGTTGCGGTAAACAGCAGCAGCAGCAAAAACCAAATGCCCCCACCATGAAAAGCCGCACGACACTGGCGACGGTGCAATTGGACAAAGCAACGCGCTGATCGCAGCGTCAAAATTCCGGCTTTCGATCTCTTCAAAGTTGACGATCGAGTGCTTAGACGCTGACGCCTTGACCGCTTCGCGCTGCGTCTTGCTGCGGCTGATGACGCCTTCGGGGTAATGCTCAACTGTTGGCAATCCGTACTCGTTGATGAATCGAACCGCGTTTATGCCCCAGGATCCTTTGTTGCGGAACTTCATCCCTAACGCTGCTGGGTAGGTGTGCGACAGATGCGGCACAGGGTCAACGCCCTGCATTGCGTATGCAACCTGCACCGCACCAGTCACTCCCGCACACCAGCAAAAGTTTGTGTTTCGCTGGTTTAGCACCGTGCAACCAGCAGACAAAAAGTGATCCAGCGGCGAGGTGCGATGCTGTTTCTGCAGTTCAAGCAATTCACGCCAGTCCGATCGCGGGTAAATTCGCCCGCTGTATTCTGGAACGACAGATGCAAACGGTTCGGCGTCAAAGTCGCGGTCGATGTAACCTCGCTGGTACTCGCTCAATTTGCACCTACCAATCGCCTAAACTCGCTGATGCTGGCAGGCAGTTCGTACCGCGTGCGGTTGCCGTTAGCGTCGATCGTTGCTAGGCACGGTGCCTCGTCGCTGTAGAAGCCATGCAGTTGCCGCACCCACTCGTCTGCGTTTGACAGATCGCCGGCGTCAGCCCACAACGCTCGAAACGGTATATTCCGCTGGTCGCATATTTCGTCGATCACTGCACTGTTTGCGACTTGTGCCTGGTCAACTGTCATGTCCTGCGACTTGATGACCAACACGCCAGCAACTTTGCCGGCTGGCTGGTCGCGTTCTTTGTCAGGCGTGAACTTTTCCAGGTAACCGCTTTGCCAGATCACAAACGCGAGAAGACCTGCAAGCACGATGGCTGGCAGGTTTGTCGTTGGCTTTTGTGGTGATGCAGAAACGTCGATCACTTTTTGCCCTCGACTTTGTCAGCGAGAGCTTTGATGCGATCGTCTAGGTTCGTCAGCACTTCGTTAAGTTTCGCAGCGTCAATGACGCTTTCAACTTTGTCCGCTGCATCGCTCGCACGTGGAAACATTCCCCGCAGGTAGTCAACGGCTTTTTCTGCCAAAGGCTGTAGCCCGCTCACGATCAGAATGGCACAAACGCCAACAAGCTGCACGGCAGACACTGCAGCACTCGCGAGAGCAACCAGCAAACCGGCTGAATTAAAGCCCTCTGAATCATCAACGATCCACAAATGCTCAAAAATTGGATAGCACTTCACTGCCATCGCGATAACAAAAACGCCCACAATAAATTGGAATGATCGGTTTTGCTTTAACATCCCGGTTCCCCTGGTTGGTAACCGCTCGCAAGTGTTGTAGCGTCAAAAAGTTGCTCCTCAATCCATCTTTCAAGCAGTCGAGTTGCCAACTTGATCGCAATCGGAAGCAGCAAAGACGCGATCATGCTTTGATAATTGCGAGCGTTCCGCAGTCGCGTGTAGGTGCTTCGCTGCGACATGTCGAAAACCTTAGGCGCATTTTTTGCCGGGCTCAAATGCAAACGGCACGCGGTCAGATATTCCTCGCGTGCGATCTTGCGTATTTCTTTGCGTCTAGCTTTGGACAACAGCACGTTTGACTCCGTTTGCGACCTGTCAACCGACATTTTAGAAAGCTCGTTGCCATCAGTCCACGAGGACAAAGACTCGGCCCGTTGCCAGCAGTGCTTTTGCAATGTCGGTGCCCATTCGTGTGACCACTTCTTCAGCCTCAAACAGCAATTCGTTTTCCGCGTGAATGATCTCGTGACATAAAGTGTCTAGCACTCTTTCTTTTGATAGATCACGCCTAACGTGGATCGTGCGTTCAAACCGGTTGCACCAGCCCCAAGTGTCCTTGGGTAGTTTCTCACGCTGCCATTGCCGGCGAGTCAGTAGGTAGATCGTCCAAGTCTTGCCAGCAATTTCAGTCTTCACAATTTCCATCAATCGGCCTCCTGCCTGATGATCCGCAAATCACAAACATTGCGGCTGACTTCGCCAAATTGCTTGTGGTACACGACGCTGCTGATTGATCGGCTCGCACCGTAGAGCGAATCTGCGTGATACTGGTCTGACGCTGCAAGCGGGTTCCAAACCTCAAACAAGCATGGCCCAAGTTCCTCGCGTTGCTTGTGGTGTACGTGCCCGTTGTCCACGTAGACAAACGCTGACTGTCCGATCTGCTCGCGGTATCGGTTGGTGAGGTGTGCGAGTTGATGCGGGCGGTTCTTTTCGCCGTGGTAGACGAAGTGGCAGACCTCGCCCCACTGGAAGTGCTGAACTTTGCAGTCGTTCCGCTGCACTGTGACGCGGGGTTCTTTCTCAAAATAGGCTTCTAGCGCGATCTCCATACTTACCGCTGCGTCTGGGTCATGGTTGCCGCGTGCGTTGATGACGTGGACACTTTGGTGCTTTGTCAGCATTAGCCGCACAGCGTCACGTAGGATGTGTGCCGCACGCCTGGCTACTTTGCCGTGCCGACCGTCAACGTCCAAAGAGTTCCCACTGCCTGGCGTTTGTGCTTTGCGGTCGTTGGCGTGCAGAAAGTCGCCGACGTTGACTAGTACGCCAGTTTGTGTTGTTGGTGCTGCATCGACAAGAAACGACAAACCGCCAACGATGTCAGCGGTTGACTTTGCGTGGTCGTAATCCTCGCCGCCTGTCTCCGAGCCCCAAGCATAGAGTCCTAAATGCTGGTCACCGATCTTGTAGTGCGTCGCGAGTTCGTGTTCAGCGAATTTTTTGCGACGCTGCGAAACCTTACCAAACCCTCCACGCACATCGTCAGCAAGTCCAGCAGCAAAGCCATGCAATGCAGCTTGGATCGCTTGAAGGTTTGCCGATGACTTTACCCACTGCAGACGGACCTTGCCGTGTTCGTCGTAAAGTGTCGACGCACCTTTGAGTAGCTGCGTGCCTGGTACTGGATTGTGCAAGCCGTGCTGCGGCGAGTATCCCCGAATCTCAGCCCGGCTTCGCGCCCGCTTGTAAGCATTGCTGATTGTGTGCTGCGTAATCTGCAGCACTCTGGCGGCTTTCTTTTGCGTGCCTTCGTTCGCCCACGTTTCGAGCAAAACTCGCTCGCGGTCGGTTGCGAACTCAAGCAGTTTTTCGTCAAACGGTGCAAGTTTTCCCACAGGTCACCCTCCACTGGTGACCTTTATTTTGACCGTGGCGTTGCTTTTTGTCACTTTCAACGCCAACAGCGTACTCGGTAGAACCAACCGTCACGCTCAACAGTAGCGTCGCCGGTGCATCGCAGTCCGCGTCTTCGGTCTGGTGTGCAGGTTCCCGGTTGCGAGTTGCGATTGACGCCGATTCCCTCGAACCGTCCTAGAATCCGGCTGACGCTGTGACTTCGTGACTTCAGGCGAGCCATCAGGCTAGCTTTTTCCTCGCACGCTTCTTGATCGCTTTTCGCCACTGCGACAGTCTCGACTTTGACCGTGCGGGTTTTCGTCACGGTCGTGCATTTTGCTGTCTTGCACTTTTTGGGACCGAAGAAGCCAAACCCAAAAAACAAACCCATCACTGCTAGTAAATTAACCATCTCAATCCTTTTCTGAAGTGTTACCAGGCAACGTGCCTTTTTTAATGCTGCAACGGTCGTCGCAAGTCGTCAACGCCCCCATCGCAGGTAAGCGATCCAAAAGCAGGCTATCCCGCAGGCTGCCAGAATCATTGCCATCCGACACCATGCCCCTCGCTGACCGTGATCTCAACGCGTGGATGCTCTGCGTCTTTTTCGCGTCTGATTGGCATGTACAGGCACGCGTGGTCGTCAGTCCACAAGCCAGCATCGGTGAAACCGTCAAAGGCTGCCTTTAGGCTTGCTAGGATGTTGTCACGATCCATGAAAGCCCGCGTCTTGTGGTAGTACGTGATGGTGACCTTTGGTTCTGCGATAGGTTCCCAGTCGCCATGCACGTCACACTCGTCGATTGCTGCATCCGCAGCGTGTGCCCGGTATTGTTTGGTTGCGTTGGCCTTTGCCATGTGATGACTTCGGACGTTTGGCTTGAGCTTTTGAGGTGGACACGCCAGCGTGATGGTGATGCTTTGCGTCATGCGTTTGCCTCGAAGACTGCCTTTGCGAATCCAAGTGGCGTCACGCTTCGCAAGTCGCTTCTGTCTGGCGACGGTGCCATTAAGTGCATCCGGTTGTCTGGCTTTTCAGCATTGAGCAATGGTCGACACGCTGGCATTTCAAAACCGTTGCCAGTCCAGAGACAGGTCTTTTTTGTGTAGTTGTCGTTTGGCTCGTATCCTGCAAACTGCCAAGGCTGAAACGTGAAGTCTGGTTTTCGCCAGTAGCTAGACATGACTGAAACCGGGTTTTCAATCATCCAAGGACAGTCGCACCACTCGCAAATGTCTCTGGACCGCTCGACCAGTTCTATTGCTGCCGATAATCCCGCCAAGCCCTTGTCTCTGAACCACCGTGCGCCGCTCACTGCTTGATCTGTGCAAGGTGGGAACGCAAAGCAAATCTTGTAATCAACTCGCGGGGGTAACCATCGCAAAATGTCGATTCCGTTTTTGAGGTCAACGGACAGCGTCTCATACCCAGCATCACGCCAGGGCTGCACCATCACGCCGGAAAAGTCAAATAAAGAAAGCACTAAACCTTTCATGCGTTCGCCTCGTCGCCCCGGTAACACTTGACGCTGTACACAATTTGCCGGCTGACTTGGTGCCGCATGATCGTGTCAGGGTGGTCGACGTCACGAGTCTCAACGACCCACGTCTCACCCTCTGGCAATTCGCCAAAACGGTCGTGCCAGGCAACCAACCGTTTCGCAGCGTCTGCGTGCCCAACACTTCCGAACGAAAACCAATACTTACCTGCAAGTCTCGCCTGCCGGTTCATTTCTACCATCGCATTACCTCAACTTTCCCGGTTGCTTGCACACACCTGACATATCGCTCGCCAATAACTTTCACGTAAAGCGGAAGAATCAAAGACGCCTTCAGGTTCCACTTGCTCCTGGCGTACTTTCGCAACGCGTCGTCAAGGTTCTCGCCTTCGATAGTTTTGTTGGCGTCAGCACTGTCGCCCATTTCACGCACCACAAACGCTTGCTGCGGCCCCGCAAATTCAACTTTGCGTTGCGGGCCGGCGTGGTGCGGTGTCTCTGCGTATGGGCTCGACGTGTCCCTGCTTGCGTTGCTCAATTTCTTTCTCCCATCAAGTTGTCAGATGACCAGCTACTTAACGTCAGCGGTGTAGACATGAGAACCGCTTTGTCATTTCCTTTGGCAAACTCCTTCGCGATCAGTTCCCCCATCGCCTCGGCTGTTGCTTCTTCGGCAAACCCCTCGACGTCTGGGTGTGACCCGCCTCGCGTCCATGCAATGATCCGCCCGACCGCGTCGTCTGGTTGCTTGTTCACCAGGCAGAACCGCATGGCGTAAAAAAACTTTCCGTCTGGATCTTTAGGTGCCGTCGCCTGTGCTGACAGCTTTGCCATGCGTTGCTTTTCTTGCCGGCGAAACCTGCGATCGTTTGCGGCCCGTTTGATGAGTTGCGCCGTCGTGTCTCGCTCGTATGCCTTTGGCGTCTCAATGTCGCCGTCGATCATTGCGTTGATGACCGCTGACACGTCGTCGTAGTCGCAATGCAGGATCACACGCTTCCAGATGTCGAGCGTCTTGTTGCCCTGCTTGGTCATCCAAGTCTTTGAGTCTGGGAACGCTGCGAAATAGTACGCCCAGCATTCTTTCGCTTGCTCGTCTCTCATAGGTCCAGTGCCTCTCTTTTTGCGTCAAACTCAAAATCGCTTTCAATCAAACACTCGTTGCACTCTTCCACCTGGTTGCCGTGCTTACACGGTTCCTCACCACAGACCTTGCAAAGTGCATACTTCCAATCGCTTGCCACTGGTTGCTTGCACTTGTCGCACAAGCGACGGCAGACATTTTCGGCTTGCTCGTCTCTCATAGGTCCAGTGCCTCCGCTGGTTGTGCCTTGGTTCCGTTCCGCTTGGAAAAGTCGTTGTCGCTGTCCAAGATGCTTCTGGCTTCCTTCAGGATGCTGAACGCGATGTCTCGCTTGGCTTTGTCTGGCCCGCGTCTGGTGAGTTCCATCAGCGTCGCTTCTTGCTGGACACCCCCCATTCGCTTGCCGGTGTCCTGAAACCGGTAGTCCACCCACTGCTGCCATTGATCTTCAAAACCGATCGCTTGCTGTGTGTGTGTGTGTATATTCTTCTCTTCTCTTCTCTTCTCTTCTCTGGTCACGCTTGTGTCACGCTCGGTGCGTGACGGCTGCGTGACAGATGCGCGACGTTTTGACTGCCTAAGTGCGGAATTTGCCCGCTTTTTGGCACTTTGTGATAAATGCCGATCGAAGTTGGGAATGCGGATCACTGGCAGTTCGCCACTGTCGTCGTACTCCAACCAACCCACGTCACACATGAGTTCGGGGAAACCCGGCAGGTTGATGCGACGCCCTAGTGACACGAGCGTGACACCTGTCACGCTGTCAGCGTGACATTGGCGTGACACCCAAGACCACAAAGCGTGACAATATCCAACCACTGCCTCCTCTCGGATGTCGAGTTTGTCGGCCATCTGCATAACTGCCGGGTCTTCCATTAGGTCGATCCGCATCTTTATCCATTCACCCGACATGGCTGGCCTCCTGCGTGTCTGACATCATTGCCAGTAATCCAAACTGCTCGCCTTTGTGCGTCGCTTGCAGGTGCCGCAAGAGCCACCTGATGCCGCGTATGTACTGCCGGCGTTGCTCGCGGAAAGTCGCCATCTGGTCTTGGTTAAACTCTGCGAGCGGGAGGTATTTAGGCTTTTTCCTGCCACTTGGAATAACGCACATGTTCCTTATTCCGTGGTGATAGAAGTTGGACCTAGCAATCCCGCCGCGATGGTGGAACGGGCTTGTGCCAACAATGTTGCGTACCAACCAGTTGACGCCAGGCATAGCGTCGGTGTCATCGCGTTGTCGCTCGTTGCCAGCGGGATCAACCACGAGCGCCGCCGATGTGTAGAGTTGGCACGCACCCATGTTGGCTACAACGGACCTGACGCCGTTGTCGTAGGTTTCTTGAGCAACTTTGTTGTACCTGTCTTTTGGTTTACCAAAGGCACAGATGTTTGCGTCTCGCAGCAACTGCCGGCAGGCATCCTCTTTTGTGCCAAAAGAAAAGTATTCGTCTGACTGTGTCTCGTAGTCTTTTTGCGATCGTGCCCAGTTCAGGATCACGTTTGTTTCGCTCTTAAAGTCGTATATTGCTTGACGGCTTGGCGAGACGTCAAAGGTGTACCTCGGCTTGTGCAATACCACTGGCTCTGACCTGACAAACCTGTGCAATGCTCTTGCGTCGTCAGCATCCTCGCCTGTGCCTTTATTCGCGTTGAGCCCAGCAATAGCACGCACACGACCGGTTAGGTGCTGAGGGAACCAAAGGCATTGGACGCCAGCGTCAATCGCTGCATCGTAAAGGTCAACCAGTTCCTCGCCTGTGTAAACCTGTGCAAGGCTTTCTTTTTTGCGTGGCACTTGAATGTGCGCATATTCAACTACCAGGTACGAACCAGCGTCAATCCACTGCATTGCAGCAAACTCTGCTTTCTTGAGTTTCGTGTCATTCTCGCCGTCGTGTATGTACCAATAGCCCCCACCCCAATCAGCGGTGTAGAGCTTGGCGTCGGGTGGTACTCTTCCATTGCTTTTGTATTTCAATTTTCAATCCTTTCAAATCCGCAGAGAAAGTGATGCGGGTTACGCAGATCCCTTGATGCGGTGTGTGTAAAAAAGGCAGACGAACTAATGCGGGTTACGCAGATACGGTGATGCCTTGTGTACGTCGTTCTAAGTCGCAGATGTCCTGATGCGGGTTACGCAGACAAGATGATGCGATGACCTTAAAACGGTGGGTCGCTGTAATCAGTCGTATCAATAACCGGCACTGCTGCCGGCTTCGGCTTCGCCTCTGCTGGCTTTCCGCCAAGCAACTGCAGGCGATCCGCAACAACCTTGAGCTTTGATCGCTTCTGGCCTTCGTGTTCCCACGTTTCCAGTTTCAGCCTGCCCTCGATCATTACGCTGCTGCCTTTTCGCGTGTACTCGTCGGCAACCTCTGCGTTCCGGCCCCACAACGTGACGTCGACAAAGGTTGTCTCATCAACCCACTCGTCGCCGCTCTTGCGTCGCTCGTTGACCGCCAATCCGATGTCGCAGACTGCCGTGCCCTGTGGGGTGTGTCGCAGTTCGATGTCGCGAGTAAGGTTGCCCATCAGAAAACTTTTGTTCATGCTAGCTGGCATCGTTCACATCCTTCAGTTCGTCGGTGGTGTAAAGTCCTAAGCCAATCTCAGGAGCGGTTGTGCGGATCAGAAACGCGGCGGCCCGGTACCGAAGCATCAGTTCGGCCATCGTCTTCCACTTGCTGCCGGCCTTTGTTGACCAGCCTTCAGCCTTCGCCATTTCAAGCGATACCTCTGGCCCGCGTATCTCGGCACCCGTTGCCAGTTCTGTCGTCACTGCTGTGCAAGCGTCTTTCTTCTCACTGAACTCGTAGCGGATTGTTGAGAAACGCCCGCAGGCGTTGAAAGTCGCGATAAGAAACTGTGCGGACCATCCCGGCTTGCCGTGGATGATGTGCAGTGACTGCATGACCATCAGCGGGTCTGCGTTCATGCGAGACGCCATGTTCATGGCAACTACAACGTCAGCGACATTGCCCTGGTACTGCTTTGGCACCAGCGTTGACGCGCCAAGCAACTTGGCCTCACGTTGTGCAAGTTCAAATCGTGCTGTGTCAGCCTGCACCAGTGCTAGGCTTCGCGTCTGTTCCACCCTAGTCGGCACAGCGTCAAACTGCTGCTCAACCTGCTCTATCAACTCACTCATTCTTTGCTCTCTTTAGGTAATGGTAAAAAGTGTTTTGTGTTTCGTTCGTCAGCTTTACCCTGGTCGTAAGCTCTTCCGATAAGCGACAACCAAAAGCCAGCCAGGGCACCGACGCCAGCTTTTGGGTCTTCAAGTAACGGGTTTTCTTCCATCACTCGGTCCAGATATTCGCTCTTGGTCACACGTTCACCTCGTAAACGGTTGCGAGCTTTCCGCTGTAGCGACACTTGCGTCTGCCAGCCTCGCGTATCAAATGCGTCTTCAGCATCTTGTCGTACCGCTTTCGGTAGCTTTCTTTATCGCCCCCAAGTTGTTCAACGCAGTAAATCGCCGCTTCGTTAGCTGTCATCGGTTTGATCCCGAACGCGCAAAGCATGTGGCCCGCCATCGCTGCACGCTTCAACTTGTCTTCGCTCGCGCTCTTTCGTGACGTCCACGGAATTTCCATTTGTTTCACTTGTAGTACTCCAGTTTCTGGTTTGGTCGCTTGCCGTTCATCACTCGCCCGCCAGTGATCTCCGCGTAGCATCTGCCGCGCAATACTGACCTCACGTTGCCCTCTGCCACTCCGGTCTGGTCGCTAATGGTTTTGCAGCCCCATCCCGACTTGTACAATTCAACGATCCGCAGAACGTCTTTTGTTGTTATTACTCGCTCGTACACGTTGCTCTCCTTTGTGCTTCAAGTCTTTGGCGTGCCTGGTAACTGGTAATAGGCAACGCACTCCACGCCGACCGGTGCGTCTTCGATGAACAGCTTTCCGCCTCGGTAGTACTGCACCGCATAAATGCCGTCCTCGTCCGTCAGTCGGTGCCCTTCGGCCAAGTACTGCCACTTGTGGCCGATCGCGTCTCTAAACCACGCCGCTTCCGCCTCACGGTCGTCGTCTAGGTCGTCAAAGTCGTCGATCCGTTGCCGTTCGCCTTGGTCAATGTCAATCGTTATTCGCATAGTTCAGTTGCTCCTCAATTTCAAAAAGTCGCTGCTCGCAATCTTCAATCGTTCGCCCGCATTCGATTACTTCGCGGCAGATGTCAGCCTGCACGCTGCCTGGCTGGTCGTCGTATCCAAACAACTGCACGCTTTCTTCTGCCATTGCTTCGATTCGTTCCCGATGCCATTTAGCTGACGCCTGCATCGTCTTGAGTCGTGACCTGTCGTTCCTCTCTGGCTGTTGCTCTGGCTCACGGAACCACAGCAAAGCCGCCGCCATGCAGACACAGCAACAAAAAGAGACAACGCCAAAAACTCCTAACGCAAACTCCATCGCACTTCCTCCATTTCAATGACTCGCAACCCGTCCGCGTCCTCATGACGCGTGAACTTGTTGCTAACTGACTTCGCCAGCCGCAACGCTGCGGCGTGCTGTTCGATCTCTTGTAGCGTTGGTGGAATCTTTCCAACGCCCAACGCTTCCGCCTCGTCGATGCAGTGACCGCCGACGCACCGCAGTAGGTGGAACGTGTCAATCCGGAGTCGATCGAATAGCACGTTCACAACCCACTTCTGCGGCTGGCAGTCGAGTCGTTCCGCGTATGGCATCGCCACTATCTCCCGGCTCAAGTGTGCTGCAGCTTTGTGATAAATCCGCTCAACGTCCGCACAGGTCTGCAATCTGGCAACTGACAAGTCACGCTGTCGGTGAAAAGACTTGAACGCTGCGTCAAGCTCTTCTCGCGTTTCGGTGAGTTTGTCAGTCACGTTGCAACCCCATAAAAAAACCCACTCGGACCATTGGCCGTGACGCCGGGTCGAGTGGGTGCGTGCAAGTTCTTTGTTGAGCAGCAGTGAGTAGAAACTGCTCGTCTCAAACTTGCTTTTGGTTTTGTCTCGGCGTCACGGTGGGGAACGATAGCGGACGTTTTGCGGTCGTCCAGAGTTGCCGGCGTGTCGCGTTTTTGCGATTGTCCGTCAGATGTCCGCGAGATGTCCGCCACGTATCCGCCAGATGTCCGCGATAAATCTTTGGCCTTTTTTGAAGTTTGCTTTTTTTGGCTTGTCGTTTCGCACTCACAAAGCACAAAAAGCCGATCGCAGCCTTTGCAGATGCACGCCTGGCAGATCGTTCGCGACGTTCTCCCGCCGCAGTGATTGCACCGGCTTCCGCTTTTTTGCCTTCCCACCATTTTCCCACCTGTTTACGTAACTCGTAAAAAACGAGGTCGCTAACAATGGCTCGGACACGACGCGGATACTGGGGGGATACCACGCGGACATGAGCAACGGACTTTTAATCCGTAGGTCCAGGGTTCGAGCCCCTGCACCCTCACTGTTAGCAACCTGTCGCCAAGTATCGTAAATTGCGGTACTTCGCGACAGTAAAACGTGAGATAAATCGGGAATTACTTTTGGTGGGCTCCCACCAGATTCCCACCAGATTGCAGATTTTCACCGTGTCCGGCGTCCGCATAGTACGCGAGGAGGGTGTTGTGGTCCGCGTGACGTGTGCGTTTTTGAACCTGCTTTACAGACATACCGCTTGCAAGCAATTGCGTCGCAAATGTGCGTCTGCAATCGTGCAGGCTAGCCCATTTCGGACCCCCGCCTTTGCCGCCGGTGGCTTTGGTCAAAATTCTAGCTTTCTGACCTGCAGCACTGATCACGCGACCTGTGCGGTTGGTCGTCTTGTGCCAACCACGCTCCCCGCGTCCTCTGGCAATCCACTCGACTGCCGGCAGACTTTTCAGCCAGGCAACCGCTGCGTCAGTCAACGGCACGTCCTCGGTTTCGCCAGACTTCTGAACGTCGCAAAACGTGATAAATGGCTGGCGAGCGTCAAGCGTCACCCAGTGGGCATCTGGGGCTGGCTCAAACCGCAACCGGTGGCAATCGTCCAGCCGCAAGCCCATCAGCCTGGCTGCATGGATCGCCCGCACAAACGCGTCAACGTCCTCGCCCTTGTGGACTACCTGCGGGACCGCAGCAAGCATCCGGTCAATTTCCTCGCCCGTCAGCGATCGCCCTTTGCTTTTGTGCGTCACCCTATCCCGCTTGCGGTTTCGCTTTCGCGGTCTGTTCACCATCGGCAGAAGCTCGTAATCCACGCCCCATCTGATCACGGCCCATATGGTTTGCATGGTCGAATCGACAGTGGCAGACGCCAGCCCCGAATCACGCAGCGACGCCTGAAAGTCAAGCATGTGACCTGGCGAAAGTTCCGCACAATCGAAGTCGCCGTGCAACTTGGCAAACTTCCTCAACGTCTGTTCGGTCTTTTCGATCGACCGCAACGCGAGCCCGTCAAAGTATTCACGCTCGGCACGGACAACAAACGCAGACCAACGCTGACCGGTTCCGGTGCGGTTAAGCTCCGTTTCCAGTTCGTGTCGCGCTTCTTCTATGCGGTTATTGGTATGCTTTCCCGTGTACTGTCGCTGATGCTTTCCGCTGCGATCCGTATAGCGAAAGACCGTCCCCTCGCGTCCTGTGTCGACGCGTTTAACTTCAATTCTTTTCAATGTTCCGGTTCACCCAGCCAACGCCGCATTGCGTCAGCACTAAAGAAAAACTTTCCGTTGATGATTTTTCCGCGTCCTGCTTTGACTTGGCTTCTCGCCCACTTTTTGAAGTATTCAGCACCAAAACCAAATTCATTTTCTAACAATTCCCCAGGCAACCAGCCTGCCGCGACCATTGGGTGATCCCACCCAACAACCGCACAATCCTTTTGATCCATTCTGCGTCTGCGTTCCGTTCGTCGTTCCTTCCAGGTCCGCAACGTGCTTTTGATTTAGCGGTCAGGCACGTTGCACAAACTTTGGTTCCGGCGAGCGGAACCGTTCGCGCAATACGTGGCGGCGCACGGATGCACCGCATACCCGCATAGGGAGTCGCTGTCATTGGAAAACCTTGGTCACGCTGAGGTTTTTTTGATGGTTCGATTGCTTCGGATTACAGTCCGAAGCGATCGCCCTTTTTTTTGTGGCCGTGGAATTTACCAACCTGCATGGGGTAGGTCAACGTCACCAATTGGGGCGAGTTTGCATGATGCCTGTACAGAATGACACGTGTGGTCAGGCTTTGGCGTTTTCTATTGCTTTCGCGACCAGTCTTTTCGCGATTGCTTTACGTCCCGCCTTCGGGACTGTGCGAAAAATTGGGATCAGATGTTCTGACTGATCGACCAGGTGTTGCACGATGCGGTCGGTGTTGCGCTCGCACCACGCAACGCCGTAGTCATCGAGCTTTGCTTCCATTGTCCTACAATTGCAGCTACCACGTTTCTTGCTCACCCAGTTTGGGATCAGTTTTTTGATCTCCGTTCCAACGCCAGACATTTGCTTCCCGAAAGTTTTTAGGATGACGGCGGGCAGTCGTTACAGTCTTCTCCGTGTGCAAACGTCATGCTCAGGGTTCCTGACCCGCCAACTTCAGATCCTGCGACAGATCCTGTGCAAGCGTCCAACGCAAACGCGGTTGAGTTGACAAGAATCTTGCGACCAGGGCCCAATCCAGAGTAACTCGAAAGGACTACATTTCCGTTGTCGGTGGGCACAGTTATTGTTAAGACAGAAGCATCCGCTGTGCAATTCCCGTTCTGTGTGTAGGTTGTGCTACCAAGATTTAATACAAGGCTAGTCACCCACGTTGCTACCAAAGGTTGCAAACCGTTTTGCGGAAACGGCAAACAACCTGCGCCAGCAGCGTTCGACCAACACAAACAGTATGAACCTGACCGTGTTTGTGCAGTTGATGAAATATTTTCAGTGCCGGAAGTTGTGACTGAGTCAGCGTCTGCAAAAACCTCGGTAAAGTCGTTGCATGCGTAAGATGTAAACGTCGTGCCTCTTGGCATTTTAATTGAGTTTGAATAAGTGACGCTTTTGATTTGGTCTGTTCCAAGGCTTGGCGAGAATGCGTTATTGCCGGTCGTGTTATCAAGCAATAATTGGAATCTCGGAATCATGCTAAGGTTTGAACTATCCCATGTATCAATTTGAAACGTACCGTCCCAATAACGCTCGGTGTCTGGCACAGCCATTATTCCTGAGCTTGATTGACCAAACACTGCTGGAACTGGTGTACTAAACCCCCAACAATATCCATCAGCGTTATTGTATGAATTTCCTGTATAAATCGTTTCCCACCGTTGACTGCTCAAGGGTGTCCAGACACGCTGAGGATACAGCGTCAGTAAGCCTTTATTAGAATTGAGAGTGTCGTCGGTGTCGTATTCAATTTTCCGCAATCCGTCAAACAAGCAACCTATACCAGTGGTGCGTCCATGATCTGCACCCAAGGGATATTTGCCGCTTGTGGTTATAGTTACACTTGGAACAGTACCACCGAGTTGCCTGTTTAGAATATCCATACCCCAAAGACCGTCTTTGTCGGTAGCATTTGGAACGTCAGTGATTGTTGCTTCGTACCTGTGACAACCATCGCCAGCACCGCTGCCAGTTCTTGCAAGCACGTAGTCGCTGAAACTTTTTGTGCCAGTCTTGTGCGTTGGCGTCACTTTTATTTGCGGGCCACTTGCAAGTGGATCGCTGGGGTCAAACGCCGCAGGGCAACTGTTTACACCATCATTGCAACGATCGTTGTACTGGGCAGACCAAAACCGATAGCTCGAAGGAACCGAAATATTTGAAATAGTCAACGTGTCAGGTGCGTTGACATTTTCCCAAGTGCTTAGGGAACTCAACTGGCAATCGCATGACTTGGGGCAATCTATTGGATCACAGCAACCGCAACCACGACGAGTCATGAGCATGGCCCCTGTATTGCTTCAAACTCGTTGCCGCACGCGATGCACCAACCGCTGTCCCCGCTGCTCTGGTCGCTCATCAACGACAGCGGATCGAGCAGGTTAATCGTCCCGTATGTGTTACCACGTCGATCTTTCAGCGTTGCGGTTGTCGCGCTCGCTGCCTGACTGTCTTGCGTCAGCGTGTACCGCCACAAGTCGCAGCGATCACCGACGCAGGCAAGTGCAAACTCGTCGCTGCCAACCGTCACGCCTGACAGCACGCGACCAAAACCGCTGTAGCTCGTCTTCGCTTCAGTAGTCGTTGATGGATCGACAAAGACGTGCGTGTGCCCTGTGGTTAATGCTGCTGATAACTTGACTAGGCAAAAACCTTGCACCACACACGCACCACGTTCGCCGTCTGGTATCGGTTCAGCCAAGACGCCAACCGTTGCAATAGAAGTGTGCCAAGTTGGTGACGATGCGGTCAGTTCGATTGAGTCGACAGCGTCAAACACGGTCGAACTACTGCCACCGAAACTGCCAAGCGAAACAAGCTCGCCGATGTCGCGATCCGCACCAGTGCTGTTGAGAACCTGAACGGTTGAACGCGACATTGCCAAACCGCCAACCGCGTAGCCGGCCTGATCTTTTGGCAAGCGATCAACGATCGCGTTCATGTAATCGGCAGTCAGCTTCTGGTTTGCTTTGACTTTCAGTTGCATAGCTAGACCCCGATGTACAAAAGAGCGTGGTTCGCCTCTTTATAAATCCTGTTCACGTAGGCTGCACGCGGTTTCGTCTGCGGCAGTCCTGTTGCAGAATCTTTGTCTTTCTTAAACGAAAACCACAGGTAGTCATGACCTTTTTTGTCGATGCCTGTAATGTCGCCGATGGTTAAACCGGTCGCGTTCTTAGATGATAAGAACGTGAACTGCAGGCTTGGGTCTTCTGCGATGATGTCGCCGCTGGCACCAGTAAAAAGCAACTCGCCGGCAGCAAACTGACCAAGCATCGTCGCGTTATTAACCGTGCCTGTCAGTTCCGAAATCACCCTGGCGTAATGGACGACGCCGCCAACGCTGGTCAGGTTAGCAGTTTTGATCTTCGCGTTGACCGTCAGTTTCAACGCCGGAATGATCCGCTGCACGCCTTGCGGCTTTTTGTCTTGCACGTCAATCGCGCCGTTCATGTCCGGCGCAGTCTCGCCGGTCGCGACGTACTTGGCCTCGCTGTATGCGTAGGTCTGCTGTACCTGTCCGCCGCTGGTGTCAATCGAAATTGTGTACGCACCTGGCTCTGGTTCCTTCTGGTTATATTCACCAGTGAAAAGCCAAGACTCTGGACCGTTTCGCTCGCGTGAAAGGGTCTTTAGTGCCAAGCCGTCATAAAGGTTGGACAACGGCCCGCTGCTTACCAGTGGACTCAGTCCAAGGTTCCGTAACGCAGTTCGCCCAACGGTTGGGTCAGCAGAACCGGTCACCATCCAAGTGATTGACGCGGCAGAACCGCTAGAGGCGTCTGAGCCCTCACGCGATGCGATCTCGCGAACGCTGACGCCGTTGTTGGTATAAACAGGTCCGCCAGTGTAGGACGACAAGGCGGTTGGCAGTGCGTCTGGTGTGTAAAGGTCAAGAGTCATCCGGCAAACCTCGCTTCATTGTCTAGCTTCTTGAGGTGCTTATTCATTTCACGTTGCGTTTTGTTGTTTTCGCGTTGGAGCTTTCGCAGTTCGTTGTCGCTCACTGTTTGTACTGGTGGCGTCGCTCCCATGATTCCAGCAGCAAACGCTGAAAACGTGCCGCTTGGCCCTGCTCGCTTCGCGGCGATGTTTGCTCCTTCTACCTTGACGTTTGCGCTGATGTCGCCTGCTGCGCCGCTCTTCTCGCCGGCTTTGGCACCTGCTTCTGCAGTCGCTTTTGCAACCTCTGCGTCAGCATCTATCGAAACTTTTAGCTCGTCCATTCGCTGCTGACGTTCTTTCTTTTGCTGCTCTCGCCGTTTTCGGCGGTCTTCTTTTTGCCCGTCTGCTTCCTGCTCCATTCCTTCGCCAAACGTGCGGATCGCATCAATGCCAGTTTGTGCGACTTGTTCTGCGCCGCCAAAGTCAGCACCAAATCCGTTGACGGGTCCGCCAATGGTTCGCACGCCAGTCAGGTTGCCGCCTAGCTCTAGCACACCGTTGTAAATCGTATTGTATATCTTTTTATATGTGCCAAGCATTCCCTCAAGAACGGTTGCAAGTCCTTGGAAAACTTGACCGATCGCAGACGCAATCCCGCTGCCGGTGTTCAAGATGAAGTCGAGCATTGAGTGCCACGCTGTGCGGATGCCTTCGGTCATGTCAAGCCAAACCAGTTCCATCATGTCGGCTACAAGTTCCCACGCCGTTTCAAGATCGCCGGCTTTCAGTGCCGCCATGATCCCGCCGATGGCAGTCATGACAGAATCAACCAAAGGCTGAAACCTGCTTTTCAGCCAGTCAACCGCGTCTGCTCCGAGTGTGGTGTATTTGTGAATCGCAAAACCTAGTGCAACGATGCCTCCGATAGCCAAAGCAACGGGTGACATCAGCACGCCGATCGCAGACGCCAGAACCGAAAACGCCATGCCAGCACCAACTAAAACGCCGCCAATGGTCAGTAGTGCAACGCCAAGACCACCAACGCCGATCAGCACCATGCCAACGACGCGAACCAATTGCCCGTTTTCTTTTACAAAGTTCTTCACCGCTGAAACGCCAGCGTTGACGATCCGCATCATTGCGGCCAAGTCGTCAAGCAGTTCGCCACCGACCGCTGCGGCAACGTCCATGAAGGTTGCTTTTAACGCTTTCATCTGGTTTGCAAAACTGCCGCTTGTTCGCACTGCGTCGCCTTGGGCTGCAGTCGTGCCACGCATGATGATGTTCATGCGTGCCTGTGCCTTTTGCGCTTCGGTTGCTGTCTTTGGGTCAAGGTTTTGGTTTAGCAGTTCTTGATTGACTGCTGTGGCTGAGAGTATCACGCCGTACTTTTTCATGACCTCGCCGCTGCCGGTCATGGCTGCCTGCAGGTCGCCTATGACTTGTGCCGGGTCCATGTTGTTAAACGATCCAAGGTCAACCGCTAAAGCAGACAGCGTCTTGCTGATCCCGGTCGCTTGGTCTGGCATCATCCCCATCGGCACGAGCAGGTCTTGCATACCTGAAAGCATTGACATCATTGACTGCTCGCTGACGCCCATTGCGGTTGCAGTCGTCGCTCCCCAGGCTTGCACCTCGCCGGCTGCCTCGCCAAAGACCGTGTTAAACTTTCCCATTGTCTCCTGCATCTGCGAACCGGCGCGGATCGCAATGGCAAGTGGTGCCCCGACTGCAGCGGTCATCATGCCGCCAATCTTCATCAGGGATTTTCCGTGCCCTGTCAGTTTTCTTGACAGTTTCCGCAAATCCCCCTGCACAGCTTTTGCACCAGCAGCAATGCGGTTGCGTATCCCGATTTCGACAAACGCTTTTCCCGCGCGCACTTCTTTTCCAGCCATTATCGCGTCCCCACTACGTTAGCCCAAGCTGATGTGATAGTGCCTTCGTCAATTTCTCTCTGCAAGGCTGGTTGCATAAACGGTCTCGGTGCAATTTTTACTTTTCGTTGACGAAACTTTGCGTCTTCTTTTCTTACCTTTCTCCTCATGTCCCGCCTTCGCCAAGGCCAAAAACCATCGGTTCCCGTGCGTTTTTTTTTGTAGGCAATCTCTCGAACGATCAACACACCACCGAACTCAAGGAGTTGCGGTATCGTTTGCCTACCTGCCTCCGTAAGGTTTACTTGGTTGCACCTTTCTGGCCCGACGATGCCAGCGTCTGTGCCCATAAAGTAATCAAATTTGATGTTTTTAAGTGATGCTTTTGCGCCGCTTGCAGCGTAGTTGCTAGGAGACTGTCCCGGTTTACTTGGCTTTTTGCGTCGCGGCAAATTACTAGCTGAAACGGCCCGCTTTCTAACAAACGACAACTGGCGAATCGTTGTTTGCCGCTTCACTTTATCGACGCTGTTTGCAACTGCTGCCATATTGAGCAACGCTTTCTGATAGTTAAACGTTATGTCAAAACTAGCTGCCATGTTTCGCTACCAGTCGCCTGTAGGTTGCTGCCGGATCGTCAAGGTTAGTTTTTGCCGCGTGCCGCATTGGGTGAAACTGGTTTCGCTGATACTTGCCCTCTGCGTGCAGGTTGGCTTGCATCGAAAGCAGTTCTGCCGTGTGGTCCCATTGTGCTTCCTGTAATTTGTCCGCCGCGTACGCAAGCTCGCGAATTGTCAGGGGCCAAGGGTCCAGCCTGCCCAACGCTGCTAACTCGACAACCCACTGCCATCGCTGCCCAGCATCATTGCTTCCATCTCTTTCGTCGCATCTTTCAACATTGAATCGACTTTCCCACTGTTGATAAGCTCGGCCAACCGTTGGTTCGCCCTCTCCATTGTTTCGATGCTGGTTCGCGTCAGACGTGCTTGTACTTGCTGACCGAACCTTTGGAAAAAAGAGGCCAGTTCCTCGCAAAAAGCGACGCTTGCAGATGTTGCAATGCCGTCGCCACACAAACGCAACTCTAACGCTTCCGCGTCAATGTCGCGTTCTTTTGCTTGTTCCTCAACCAATAAAAAAACAAACGCTAGACGATCTGTCAGACTGTTAAGCACCTGCAAATGGTGCTGCGAGTCGAGCAAGTCTAGCCCCAGTTTTTCGCGCAGTTGCCGGACCTTGCCCAGCGTCAACGCTATGTTCCAGGCTGTTCCTTCGTTGTCTTTGAAACTTTGCACTCTTCGCTCTCTTTCTTTTTTGCTCTCTTTGGTTTAGGCGAACCAGCAGCGTCGCGACAACGCGCGAGCATATCGCTGTCAGCAAAAACAACCTGCGAACGTGGCCCTGTCGCTGATAGGTTGCACCAGTCGCACATGTCGCCGGCTGGCAACAGTGCTGCAAGGTCTGCTAGTTCGCCGCATGTGATCGGAACGCTCATCAGTTCTGCGTTCCGGTGTACGCTGCCTCATTGACCGCTGCACCGGCTGACGTGTACGCGTCAGCTTTGACAAACGGTATCGTGACAGTAACACCATCGCTTCCGTTCGACGTTTCGCTGAACTCGCCAAGGATCACGGGAGCCCGCCAACCCTTCGACGCATCCGTTGGACTGGTGACGGTTTCAGGTCCGTTGAGGTGAATGATGTCAACGATGGTTTTGCTGTCGCGTGCTGCTTCAAGTGCAGCGAAAACAGCGTCAGTTCCAAGCCGCTTAACGTATTCAAAAGAACCGCTAAAGCTCGAATAACCGTGGATGTTGCCAGTAGTGCTAGCACCGTGGAACTCAACCTCGGTCGTGGCCGCACCGCGTGTGACTTGCACGTTGCGTGATCGCACCATCTCAACCCAGGTAGGTGACGCGTAGGTTGCAGAGTTGTAGTACAAGAACGTGTCCTTGCCTGCAAACGCTCCTTTTTCCAGATCAGTTGCCATTGTCTTTGCCCTTATTTATTGGTCGTTGGCGTCTTGGTAATTAAGTCGAATCAACGACAACCAGATGCCGTCGTTAAAAAGTTTCTGTGGGTCAAAGTTGACCGTCTGTTCAATTGACAAAAAGCGATGCTCGGCCATGCCGCACCTGGACAAAGGTCCGTTTGGCGACCAGTAACCAATGATCGTTTCCATCAGTCCATCAAACACGTCGCACGCTGCGACCTCCTGCGAGCGATGCGCACTTGAAACAGCACCAGACAAAGCCGGCGTCACGCCGACCACACCAACTTCGATCGCGATGTTGCAAACGTCTGGCCCCTGGTCAATCTCAACCTCTCGCTCGGCAATCCGCACTGCGATCTTTGCGCCGCTAGTCAGTTCCTCGCGTGTGTAATGCGGAACGACAAACGCCTCGACCGTGTAGGTTGAGAGTCTGGTCGTCAGTTCCGTTATTACTGCATCACGCAGGTCACTAGCTCGCGACACGTTTCACCGTGTGGATTCGTAGTAATGCTTGCCGTCCATCGCTGTATTGCCAGGCTGTTCCCTCAGTCCCTGGCAATACGTCGTAAGTGCTTCCATCTGCTTTGCTGATCTGATCGCCCCGCTGCGGTACTGTCACGCTGCCATCTAGCACGAGTGCGGATGGTGCAACGATCCAGTCAACCGTCTTCGACAACTGGCGAAAATCACCGGTTGACGTGACGTCTTCAAACTGCGACTGACCAACGACCGCCGTTAGCGACACGGTTGCCGTGCCGCGCGTGTAGGTGATCGTCTGGCCTGCCGCCGTGTTCAACGTCGTGACGTGTGCAGACAGTGCGGTATCAAGCAAAGACATTAGGAAACAACTGCTTCTGTTTGCACGATCTGGTCAGTAACAATGATCGGGATGCCTTCCACTTCGGTGGGTCGCGGTGCAGGTGCCCCGGTTGCGTTGGTAGCCGTTCGGCTTGCTCGCAACAGTTTCAGGCTGGCCCGGTTCATGCAGATAATGTTTGGCTGAAGCGATGCAGGAAACTGCGACAGTGCGTCGTAGATGTTCGCGTCAGTCAAAGCGGCCTCAACGTTGCAAATACGTCCGGCTGAAAACTTGCTGCCAAGCTGCAACGCCATGTAACTGATGATCGGGGTCACCCACGCGTCATAAGATCCAGTTGAACCAGCAACCATCGAAGCGTACCTGGCACCAATGCTGATCTCGCCGTCGTTGCCGATGACGGATGCAATGCCGGTGGCGTCAGGTGTCGCACGCAGCAAGAAAACGCTCGACTGCACGCTGGAAGTCGAACCACCAGCACTGATGACCATGTCGTCAGAAAGGCCGTTCAAGTCAGCACTATTGAGCAGTCCGTTGAAACCTGCGGAATCGCCGGGTGAAACGGTCCCGTAGAAAACCTGTTTTTCAGCCTTAGCGAAAGCACTTTGCAAGTGGCTTTGTGCCTCGGCTGCGATGACGTCTTCACCAACCGCGTAGTCAGTGTGGAACGAAGCATCGAGAATCTGCAGCGTCTCAGTGACGGTCGTTCGCTCGGTGTGGTCGTGATCCCGGCCATCATTCAAACTACGAAAACCGACGGTTGGCTCAGTCGTGAGCTTGTTGTACTTGTGCAGAGTGCCATTGCTGGCAGCGACTGCCGGCATTGCGGCGAGGACTGGTGCCTCACGCAGCAGGTCTGTGATGTCAACGTCAGCGACGTTTTGGTCATTGATCTTGACGAGTTCGGCGAGCGAAAGTGGTGTATGTGCCATGAGTCTTATTCCTTGAAAATCAGTGGTTTGGTTTACGCTGTCGCGTGTTTAGTTCGATTGGTCTTTGAAAAAGTCAGCAAAGCGGGCTTTGTCGCTCGCTGGCGATGCGTCGCCAACGTCGATAGGGTCTTCACCAATGCTTGCGGCAGCGGAAAGCTGGTCTTTCGCGGCTGCGAGTTCGCCTTGCAATTCCTCAACGCGAGCGTTCAAAACGTCGCACTGGCGGCCAAGTGCTTCGGAAAGGTCAATGCCTTCGCTGAACCACTGTTGACCGTTCTCTGCGCCGAACTTGTCGACATAGGCTGAAAGCTCAGACAAGAAGTCTTCGCGTGTGATCTGCGGAACGTCCGACACTACGGACTCCACTACTTCTGGGGCGTCCGACATCTGCGATTCCTCATCGTTTTCGGAAACAATAGAAAGCGAGTGGCTACCAAGCCAACGCTGTAGAAATTGGCTTGCACGGTCAGCATCAACGCCGAACGCAAGCGACTTTGGCTTTTCTTCTGACAACCCGGCTGCGTAGCTCAACAGGTCATCCACATCGCGTGCGAGCGGCTGACGGTCAAACATGCCTTCAGGGTTTGCGGCTGGTTCGTCAACAACGTCAGCGGCTCGCAGTTTCGCCAGGCGAACATGCGGCAGGTTTTTGACGTTGTCTTCATCTGGTGACTCAAAAGGACCATCACCGAAACTTGCCTGATATGCTTCTTCGCGTTCGGCGTCATGCTCAAACACGATCGACAAGCCGGCAGCGGCTGGGTCTTCTTCTGCCAATTCCATGACGTATTCGGCAAGGTTGCCGTCTGGCGTCGAGTGTGCTGACTTGGCAAAGTGCAGGTCACCCAGCACGCGGTCGCCCTCAACTCTGACGTCTTTGATCCTGCCCAAGTGTCGGCCCATGCCATCTGCACTCATGCTTGGATGCGTGAAGCGTGACTTGATCCCGTGCTTCCCCTGCCCTGCCTGTTCTGCAACTTGCGACAGCGTCACGTCGTCAATCCACATGTCGTGACCAAGTGCCTCGCCCGCTGCGATCAGCGAAACGCCAGACAAGATGCCTGCACCGTTGTCACCGCCATCACGCGACACTTGCACGGGTTCCGCTGCTGGCACTCTGGCACCGCGAAAAAGTGACTCTTTGACTGGTAGTTCTGGATGTGTCATTCGGTGGACTCCGGTTTGTCTTCTTGCATGGCGAACTCAAGCGGCACGCCTTTTTCTTCGGCGTACTTGATCGCCTTCTGGATCGCGTCGACGTTGTCGAAGTAGTCGGTCCCAGTGCTGCGGCAAATTCGCTGCGGTGTGTCGATGCCGGCTTTGATGGCCGAAACGTGCCCGCGTATTTCTTTAGATGGGTCCCAGAACGGCATCCCGCGTGGCACCCACTCAAACCGCACGTCGCTTGGTAGCACGCCAGCAGGTAGCACCAGACGCCCGCCTGCGATCCACTGCTGCAGTTTCCACTGCGTGTAATTGCGTCGCATTTCTATCTGGTCGTCGCGTTTGTCTTTGCACGATCGCTCGTAGTGCAACCAAGCGGCACGCGAACCAAAGAAGTTGGTGTGTGATTCGTCGTAAAACGAAAACGGCAGATCAAGACTTTTCAGTGCAACCTGTATCACCAACGCCGTGAAGTTCTGGAACTCGGTTGACGGTTGCTTGCTTTCGATGACCTCGGCTTTTTCGCCAGGGTTCAGGTCGATGTACCGGGTGTCAGACTTCATGAAAGCCTGAAACCCTCGTGGCTCTTCGATCCCGTCAACGTCAGCGTCAAGACTGCCTTGGTCAGCGTCTGCCTCAACCGGCATCACTGAGTCTTGCGAGTCGCGGTAAAACGCCATCGCAAAAAGTTGGCTGACCTTTGCCTTGGCTAATGCAAAAGAAAAGTTTTCGTAAACGTCTCGCAGAGGGTTAAGGGCACTGACCAAAGGCGAGACGCCGCGCACCTGGTCGCCAGCGTACCGGTCAAAGAATCCGTAATGGATCATGTTGGTGGCGTTTACTCGCCGCGTGAACTCGGTCTTAGAGTAGCCTTTTCGCTTGTGGACACCGTAGGCAAGCGGTCTGCCGAATCCATTGACTAAAACGCCATTGATCCACTGTTCATTTGCTGGCACTTTGTCTGGATCACGCAAAAGGTCTGCTTGGATACCTTGCAGGCGTCCGTCTCGCAGTTTTACCAGTCCGGTGTCGCCATCAAGCACCCGGCGAGCTTCTGCCAGGCGGAACATCTTTTCACGACCGAACCGGCCCGAAACATCGCAGCGTGAAGGTCGAGCGTCTTCTGCCATCAACGCTTCAAGTTGCCTGTTGAGTTCGTCGTTGTCGTTTCTGCCGTGGAACTCAAACTGTGCGACGTAGTCGAGATGCCGGCGAACCATCCAACCGGCCAAAGACAGGTTGCGAACCAGATCAGCGGCGTTTTCTTGGAGTCCCCGGTGTTTGTTTCCACGGGTGTGGAAGTCTTCGCGGTAGACGTGCCGGCTTGTTTTTTTGCGTCGCCCGTTAGGTTCCAAGGCGTCGTAACCAAACATCGAGCCAATGCGGTTGAGCAGATTTGGCATCAGCCACCCCACAAGTTGATGCGGGCGGTTGCCGGTCGACGTGACTTGTGACTCTGCAGCATTTGCAGGTAGCGATCACGTTCTTTTCGCTTTGCGTCGAGGTCAACGGTGGTGCTTGTGCCGTCCGTCGTGACGCTTTTGATGCCTTGGCTGATCTCGGTGTCGAGTGCCCTGACTTTCGTTTCTAGCTCGTCCTGCGTGTACATGCGGGCGAGTTTACGCCTGCTCTGTCGTTTCCTCCTGTTTGTTTGTACGCAGTGCGTACAAGACTTCTGGGTCAAACTCAAAACGCTGATCGACGCGAGCCTGTCCGCACTTCAAGCAGATGCACCGCGACTTGGTCAGGCTTTCGTAAGGTGTGCCGGCTGGTATTCCTGGCAGATCATCACGCAGTAAAATGCCAGAGCCAAGCACGATGCTGT